TTCATACATAAGCTCTGGAGGTAACTGAGCAAGATCAGGAGATATGAACTTAGGCTTCAAGTTTGGGGTAATATCGAATGGGACTTTCCCAGACTCGAATAACAAAGAGGATATTTTGACTTTTGCGCTATTGACTCTGCGCCTCACCAGATGAATAAAAACTCCACGCTTTTGCGCTAAGCTATGAACAGCATCAATGCGCTCAGGATGTGTAGACCTAAACGCATCGTGTGCTTCTTTCCAAATCTGCTCTTCATCAACTCGATATTCTTTAGCTTGCTGGAAATAGCTTTGAACCATCTCTGCAAGACTATCAGGCTCAAATGGAATTTCCATTTCAACCATCATCTCGTTGTTGTTAAGCATTTCAGCCATAGCTTACGTGGGGGCTACTAGCAAACCGAGAGGGTTTGAAGGGGGATCGGTTCACCCTCACCCCCAACTTTCTCAGTCAGATGGAATTCTTCCAATGTCAGTGATTGATCCTGCTGTAGAAGTACCTCCACCCATTAATTCTGCGGAAGTAGCTGCTCCAACTGCCAAAGCACTATTTGTCGTATTGACATAATGAATTTCAACAATTGGACACTCGGCTGAAAGATCTAACTCAGGTCTTTTCGCTGTAGCAGTGTTTGAGACAATCTCTCCAGCGTAAAAGTGCATACCAGCCCTTGTCGTTGTTATATTAGTTGGAGCCCCAGAAATAGTAACAATACATCGAACTTGGCTCAAAGCAGGAACCGATAGTCCGAGGAAGTTCTGTCTAACAAAGACATCACCATTTGTACTGTCATCATTTCTAGTTTTTACAGGATTGTTTGCATGCAAACCTGCTGTAAAGTTTGTTGTATTCAAGACTGTATCAGATCCAGCAGCATCATCCGTTAAGGTGTATATATTACCAGCTATCATAACGGGAATTGCTGACCATGAAGTTTGTTCAGAAGCATTCATCGAAAAACCAAGTTTCCCGAGAGGCTGACTTACAATAAGATCTCTTTGACCCTTATGCCAAAAAGAAGTGTTCAATGAAGACATATTGTCCTTTCGTATTATGAACGGTTCAAAAAAAATGAACCGAGGACTCACTTAGGTTTCCCGACCTATGCGTCAGTTAATTGAGCTCAGCCTTAGTTAAGACCAACTTCCGCACATCGAGTCCTCGCCCATAACTATAGATACTTTTTTACTAGCAAGTTTAATATTTGTCAACTTATCTCTAAAAAATAAACTACACTTGTATATCACTGGTACTCAAACAGTGGGATCGTATTCTCTATCTTCTGACGTTCTTTCAGAAATCTTGAGCGCATAGATGGGGGATACAGTTGCGCCATCATTAAAGCAATACCAAGGGCTATCACGGTATCATCATGTCTCCCTTGTTGTGCTGCCATCTTTCCATCTGGGTGATGAGAGAATGAATTTAGTTCATGTATAATCTCTTTACTGCGTATCTCAATTTGCTCTTCCCGTATCAATTCCCGCAGATGGTTTACAAGTAGGGGCTTAGATTTCAATGTTGTGTTCCACCCTAGCTTCTTCTGCTTACGTGCTGTTCTCTCATCAAGAACTCGCTCATAGTAAAGGTTTGGGTAGTTATGAACGTTTCTCAGACAAGTTAGCGTAGTCAATCCGTGGTTGTTGCGTTCTACCCCTATCAAGCTTTCGTTGTAGTATTTACCGATAGTCGTCAATACCCACGCGAGAAGGTCAGGATCGAGCTTCCCACGCCACATTGCACATTCTTCGAGCGTCTGCGCTTCTATTACTACGACTACTGAATAGTCTGTATCCCTGTTTGCGCGCTCAATTCCTTCTGACACGTCACAACCTATGCGGTACTCCCTCTCTGCTATAGGGTGGCTCCAGATAGTAAGCTCCCCAAGGTCGTCAGGGTCGAGGTAATAGCGCATTTCACGCATACTCATGTTTGTGCGGTAGTCGTTTACTGGGACTCTGTACTTTTCTGGGGGCTTTGTAGTCATTAATTCGTTAGTTCTCAGTAACATGCTGTTAAGAACCTGTAGGTCAAAGACAGATCTCCCAGAAGTGACAAATGCACTCTCTTCTGTTACTGGGTACTCTTGGTTAAACATCAAAAGATCCCCCTGGCACTGCGTATCAATACACCTTCTTCTCCATTTCAGGTGCTCTGCTGTAATTTCAAACTTATATTCCGCAGAATCCGTTTTATACGTCTTAGTGACTCCTAATAAGTCTAACTCTTCCTTACCACCATACCTTCTCTCAGTCCCTAAACTATTCAAAAACTTGTCATCAAGAAGTTCTTTCTCATTTAGTGGGGTTTTGTACTCAGGAAAGATGAACCATGGAAAGAATGCTGCCCTAAAACCAGATTTCCCCTCCCATGCTCTCCAGAATTCGTCATAGAAAAAATTACCTACACCCTTCGCAGTGCTTTCTAGCCATATTTCTGTTTCAAAACCAGATAATACGCAGTTCTGCAACCCGATAGAGAACTCTCTAGCCCTTTCACCCCAGCTACTTATCTCTGAACAGTGCAAAAAATCAATAGCATCCCCTCTTACCTCAGCACCCCCTACAGAACTAAGCCCATATTTACTATTTAAACCACCTCCTTCCTCTGAGGCCCACATCAATTCACGCTTTCCGCTATACATTACCTCTGGCTTTATCAGCTTTGGGTAATTCTGCTCCATAATCCTAGTCATCTGGAACATGGTGTCAGACGTTGAACGGTCATGCGTGGCAATATGGACGGTCTTGTTATACTGAGTGGCGCATTTCTTAAACAAACGTGCCTGTATGTAGGTAGATATTCCAAATCTACGTGCTTTCAGCACAATCATGCGTATATGGTCATCATCCTTCTTCTGGGATTCTGCCATGTCGTGCAGGATCTTCTGCACATTATTCAATTTAAAGGGGATTAACTGCTTTGTACCAAACTCTACAATCTTCAAACACTCATAGAAGTAGAGCTCATCATCACTCAGCAGGCTATTAAGGTAGGTCTGGTACGCTAACGGGTCCATTAAGCTCCTGGCTTATATACCTTGGAGTCCCATTCCTTCTTATCTGTGTCAAACCAAACCATTCTAAACACCCAGAAATCAAATAAAGCTGATGCAACTTTAAATTTCACCATTGCATCATCCTCTACTCTAGGTCTTTTTCTGGATCTATCAAAACCCTTGACCTCGTGGATCTCGAATCTATCAGGATAAGTAACTAAAAAATCAGGATGGTAGTAACACTTCTCTTCTGCGAGCCTTAACCCAAAAGGCTCAAAATCATATCTTACTATTCCACGGCTTTCATACAGATCATACAGGTGTGCTGCATACTTCTGCTCCGTTTTGTTCATTCGTGAGTAGTCTCGCTGGATCGGCTTCATCTATGACCTCATATGTGATGTCCTTCTTTTTAGCCTCAAGAGTCTTCAGCATGTCCTCAACACGGATATTTACATCCTGCTTTGATTCAAGCTGTCTGATCTCATTAGGCAACCCAAATGCAGTCCTCTCACTCTTGATAAGCTTCTCAAGAATGTGGACCTTCTTCTCAAGCAATAAAGCCTCATCTAAAGTTTTCACCGCATCTAAGTCTTCCCTATAATGCTGTAGCTCTAAAGCATGAGACTCAACTGCCTCAGTGCGTTGTGCATTCAGCCTAGCGGAAGATATCTCTGAAAACCTCTTTAAATCAGCCTTACGCTTGCCCCCAAACTCCCAATCAAACTCTTTGGCAATCTGCCATAACCTAGCCCTACTGATACCATAACGTTTCGCTATGTTGGTTTGTGAGCCCATACCCTGCTCATAGTCCTCTTGCAGTCTAATTAGCTTCTGCTTTGTCAACTTTCTTATTGGTTGCATAAGCCCTAATGGTGTCTTTTGGTGTTCTACGAACGCGTTACGAACGTTATACAACCGTTTTTATTTGAAAGTCAAGGTTGTGTGGAAATGTTTTAGGAGTCCCATATATATGTGGGTACGGGGGTGCGCGACCCCTCCCCCCTCTATACGCGCGCGAATCCTTATCCATTTTTTCAAGCCAGGATCACTGTGGGGGGTGGCGTGGTCTAATGGTGATGAGTCAAGTCACTGGCTTGGCGGGGGAACATATACATCTGTATAGATCACTTCGGATGATCAGGGTGTAAGGTTTAGATGTTCTTAAATAAATGAATGGAGACATTATGACAAGGTCGGAGAGATCTAGACTTGTCATGAAGATGTCTTGGCAAATCTTCAGAACTTCTGATGTTACTCATTCGGAAGCGATGAAGATGGCTCATCAGATGGTTGATCGCAAGGTCAACCCTGAGCGAGCAAGTCGGAGAATCAAGGCCCAAGTGAGGGAGACTTTCGAGTCAATCCCTGAGCAAGTCAAGATCACTTCGGCTCCCAGGGTGATAAAGTTGGTCCCAGTTGACATATCTAAGTTGCCGACTGGACCAATGAAGAACTCATCTGTTTACAAAAGAGGTTGGACTACTGGTCTGACTTCAAGCGGAGGAGTTGGTCATCTTCATGGCGTAGGTAAAAGACCTAAAAGGGAGTCCAAGGTCTTTAACAAATTATGGACTCAACGTTCCAGACAAGTTTCCAGGGATGAAAAACGTAGTTTGATCCCAACCGATATGTTGCGTTTAGCTCCAGTTTATTCTGGACACACAACCTATCGTGAGTATCAGTAATTTTATCAGATAGTTATCGTTTAGTTCTTTGACATTCTTATCAGTAACAAGTCTGTGTAAAGTCAGACTGATCTTTCAGGGTCGGGGTTAGCTTGGAAAGGCAACTATGATTACAAGTGAACCAATGGTGAGTGTGCTCATCAATAAAACCGATGCTGAGATAGTTCGAAAGGTCCATGACCAACTCGACACAAATAACGGATGCCGGGATTTTGTTGAGGAATTATTTGAACAACTCAATAATCTTGATGATGG